TCGACTTACAACGCGTCGTACATTACCGACGAAGGCGTCACCGGGATTCGGTCTTCGACCACCGAGTATGTCAATGTCGAAGGTCCGTGGCCGAAAGGCGGCAAGCAAGCAATGGTTCAAGTCGGGATTATCGGTCCTGGGACTGTTCTTAAAGCTCCGATCCGCAATGCCGCAATCGGAACCGCTATCAGCCTCTTGACCTCAACTGCGGGCAATGCAAACGGTCTGACCGTTACGACCAACGCTTGCGATTTTACGCCGGTAGCTGGTCTTGGGACGATCTATTCTCGAACTGGGGTGAACGCCGGTCAGTATCGTGTGACCGACGACACCTCGACCACCGTAGCGACCTGGGACCGTGAAATGCTGAACACCACTGCAACCGCCGGTGAAACCTATGTTCGCGTTCCGCTGCGTCCGATGGGTACGTCCTATGTCACTATCGGTGATGGTACTGTTGCCTCGTTTATCGACGCGTCTGCGTCCCCGGCAACCCATTACGACATCATTCATGTGCTTGAGCTGAACCTTGAAGAAGCCGGGAACGAATTTGTTAAGTTCCGCTTTGACAACGACGCTTTCTGCACCGCCAGAGCTTAATGGAGGTTTATTATGGGTTCTCCCTTGACAAGTAGTGAATTCGTCAGGCTGCTCGATATGCGCCTGAAAGAAGTCTCGGAGGCGAAATACAATGACCTCCCGAGCATGATTCCCAAACTCTTTAAAGAAATCGACGACGACGCAGCGTGGATGGAATTCTTCGAGGTCGGCGCAGTACCCGACATCCCTGAATTCAACGGCAAACTGTCGTATCTGTCGATTGCCCCCGGTTTCCACACCAAGGTCGAGCATAAGGAATATGCTGCCGGTCTGATGTTCGAACGGAAACTGATTGACGACAAGAAGTACGGCGTTCTCGAAGACCGCGCTTCCGGGCTGATGACCGCCGCGAAGCGCAAGCGTGAAAAACTTGCCGTGCGTAACTTCGCCTATGCGTTCTCCACTGCGTTCGATTTTATGGAGCGCGAAGAAAACGTGGCGCTGTGTTCTTCGAGTCATACGACCAAGAGCGGTTCTTCGACCGCTTCCGGGTTCGATAATGCCGGTTCCTCGGCCCTGTCGAAAACATCGGTCGCTGCGACCCGTATTCTCATGCGTCAGTTCCGCAACGATATTTCCGAGCGGATCGACATGAGCGACAACTTCGCCCTGATCGTTCCCGACAACCTTGCCGACCTGGCAATGGAGATCAACGGGACTCAGATGGGGTACGAAACTGCCGCGAACACTAAAAACACCCAGTACCAGCGGTACGAGGTTATCCCGTATTTGCGTCTTGACGACTATGATACCAACAACTGGTTCATGACCAATATGGACCTGCAGAAGCAAGACCTCATGTTTGCCGACCGCGTAAAACCGGAACTGAACAACACCGTTGACTTCGAAACGTTCACCATGAAGTCTTCGACTTACTTCCGGTGTTCGACCGGCTTCCGGGATTGGCGCTTCATTTATGGGCATCAGGTTGCGTAATGCCCAATTAGGGGGGCTTCGGCCCCCCTCACTAAAGGAGTGACTTATGACACAACAACTCACAAAAATCCTTGGTATCCCGATGTTCCCTAATGTGGGACTTCCGTTTACCCAAGGTAATATCTATCATGTCAAGCCTAGTTCAGGGCTTGATAGTAACGACGGGCTATCTCCTGATAGCGCCTTACAGACCCTTGCCCGTGCGCAACTGCTGGCGACCGCCGACCAGAACGACATTGTTCTGTTGTATTCCGAATCGAATTCGGCAAGCTCAACGACCGATTACCAGTCATCGACACTGGATTGGGCGAAGGACGGCGTTCATTTATTCGGTGTTTGTGCCAATTCTCCGATGTCCCTACGTTCAAGGGTCGCGTTTGCATCGACTTACGACACCGCAGCGAATCTCTTCACCGTTTCGGCGAACAATTGCATTATCGCCAATATCGCTTTTTATGCCGGTGTTGCCGGGACCAACCCTACCGGGTGTATGCAAGTCACCGGGTCAAGGCTTTATTTCCAAAATTGTCATATCGCCGGGATCGGCAATGACAACAATGATATCGCCGGGGCGTACTCGCTGCTTGTCGATGGTGCTGAAGAAGTCTTGTTCGATCACTGCAATATCGGCCTGAACACTGTCGATGCAGGTACAAACGCAAATTCGGAGATTCTTTTCGATAGCGCGGCGAAGAATATCTTTTTCGAGAATTGCAAAATCTATCGCCGGATTGAGCACGCGACCAAACATCCGCTGGTGAAGTTTGCCGATGCGACCTCAATGGATGAAATAATTGAGTTCAAGGCGTGTGGCTTTATCTCAACCTCCACGAATCGTGCGGTGAACAATGCAAGCCCGTTCAAATTCGTGGCGACCCCGACCCAGGGGTATGTATTTATCGACCCTGCGTGTTATTGCTACAACGGAGATACCGCCGGGAAGTGGGACGTTGACGATTCCAACAAGATCCTTGTTACCGGAAGCCCGACACCTGCTGCCGATACGGCTCAAATCGGACGACTCGTCTAATTATTGGGGGCGAAAGCCCCCTTCTTTTCAAGGAGAAGTTATGTCAGAGCAGAAAGAAAAGATGGAATTTTTCGGTGAAGTTGACCGGGACTATCGCGGGAATATTCGCAGCGAATATCCGGTCTGGTATTTCGAATCCCACTTCGACGCCATCAAAGAGGAACGCAACAGCCTGGTTCGCCGGATTGAGCGGGGTGAAGTTCCCCTTGAGCATCAACCTTACGCACGAAGCGAAGTGGCTGCCCTTGACGAAAAAATACGTTCCATCGAATCATCGCGCCCCGATTTGGGGCCGAATGAAAAAGACCAGCTCATGAAGCATTACAATGAACTGGCCAAGAAAATCAGCGAATCGATGTTCACCCGCTCTGAAATGATGATGGGGACCGCTTCGGCCAATGAAGAAGCCCGAAGGATGGTCCAGCCGGTTATCGGTCTGTCTCCTTCTTTACGTGGGCTTGGTGAAGCTCTTGGCGTTAAAGTCGAGCAGGGCGGGAAAATCTCTCGTAACGCCGCTGTTAAAATGTGGAAGATTATCGCCAAGCTTATCGGTGAGGGATCAAACGTCGAAGCGCTCAGACGCGACAAGGCAACTTCGGCAACGGGGGCATAAGTGGACGGAAAATCGTTACTCTATAAAATAAATCAGGTTCTTGACGAGGATTCGACTTCTTCGTTCATGGACGACCGGACGAGTTTCGATTTCCTTTACGAGGCGGCTATCGAGCTGGCGATGAGGACGAAACTTCTCGTCGATTCGCAGTCGATTACGACTGTTGCCGACCAGTCCGGTTATACGCTCAACGCTGACTTCCTTGGACTATACGCCAAGGACTGGCATGGACGCTTGTTCATAACCTACAATGACGGTTCGAGCAATTCCTTTCCGATCTGGCACGACTATGAAGATATTCTGTTCGAGGACCAGACGGCTTCGGTGCCTTTGCCGAACTATTTCAGCACGATTAACGACCCTGACAAAGATTCACAGGTTTCAGGGACCGCGACCAGCACGGCAAGTCAGGCAGGGTATGAATCGACCTTAACGGACACAGCAGCAGACTTCTCAGACGTTTCAGCAGGAGATACGATTCATAATACCACAGACGGTTCGGATGGTGTCGTTCTTTCGAAAACGTCGAGTACGGTCTTGCAGGTCGCTCTTTTTGGCGGTACGGCCAACGATTGGACATCAGGTGACTCTTACATCATTCAGCCGCAAGGAAGGATGAAGTTGATTCTCAACCCTCCGCCCTCGACGGCTGGCCATACGATTACGGTCAATTATGTTAAACGCCCAGACCCTGTTTATTCCCATTATGGAACCTACCGATTTCAAAATCATCACATGTCGGCCTTGGTGAAGTATGCCGCATGGCTTTATAAATACCGTGATCGTGAACCACAAACCGGAGACAGGCTTTTTCAGTATTGGGACAGGCAAATCGGTATTCATAGCGAACAAGTCAGAAACACTATGAACAAAAAAGGCTTTAAAGTGGTGAGGAAAAACCGTGGCAGATTCTAGCCTGCAAATCAAAGACATTGCGTTAACAGGGAAACTTGTCACCTCCGTCAATGGCGTATCGGTTGGGGAGAATTTCACCAGCCTGAAGAATATGCGCTATACCAAGACCAACCCGGAGACAATTGGCGGAACGACAAAAATCAATTCGACCGCATTGTCAACTTATCTCAAGACGAGAAGTGGATTTCATTACAAAAAAGACAATGAATCACATGTGCTTGTTCAGGCGTTGAATTCTGCTGAAAGTGCCTCTCAAGTTCTTGAGAACACGACCGCCATTCCTGGGACTGGTGATTTCTCAGCGACAGCCGTTCATGCTGATTCAGGAACGGGGTTAGGGAGGTTTTCGGGCGCACCTACGGGGGAGATTGCGTATTGCAACAGTGCCGAATCGCTTCTTTGGGCTGGCGATGAAATGCGTTGTTCCGGGTTTGTGAATTTCGGTCCTGATGGTGATTTCTCTTACGATTTTACCGATGAAGTCACAAACACCCTGACGACTGAAGAAGCGACTGTTGAATTGTCTTCAGGTGGTATCGATTCGAACGTCATGCTGCTTTTGCACCTTGACAACAACGTGACCGATGTAAGCCCGACGACACCTCATACCGTGACGAACAATAACGTCACATTCTCATCCGGCGATTATGTCTTCGGAACGCATTCCGCTGTTTTTAATGGCACGAACGCAAGGTTAACGGTCCCAGACAACGCTGATTTTGATTTTGGATCTGGAACATGGACGATTGATGCCAGGATTAAAGTTGATGATTTAGCAGCCGATTACCCGATTTATCATCAAGAACATGATATGGAGGAGCTGGCATTTACCTCTGGCGGGACTTACGAGGTTGTCGTTGGCGACACAATCGAAGGGAATATTAGCAGTGCAACAGCCATCATCCAGACAATTGTTCTCACTTCCGGAAGTTGGGCAGGCGGTGATGCAGCCGGTACGTTTTATTTCGAAGCATCAGACAAGACCGGGACATTCCAATCCGAATCCTTGAATGTCGGGGCTAGTACAAACGTCGCTACCATCGCCGGAGATTCCTCATCGGCCGGAACAGACCATTTTAAAATATCAACCAATACTTCTGGTGGAATAACTTTAGACATTAATCGAGCATCTGGCGTTGATGATTTTAGTCTG